GTGACAATGAAGCGGAAGCAGTAGCGGCTATGCGTGCCGGCCGGCCGGCGGTATTCGCTGCACCTTTGGACACTGCCGACAGCTGGCCTAAGAAAGTAGACGGGATACAGTTTGCCCGCTGCCCCGCTGATTTATCCGATGATTTCACTTGCCAGCGCTGCGGCGATGGATCCCCTCTTTGCGCCCGTGGCGAACGAAATTTTGTAATCGTGTTTGTGGCCCATGGGACCGGCAAAAAGAAAGTCGGAAGCGAGACCGGCGGCGGCTGCTATGCGGCAAGCGGCCCGACAGCTATCCAGTGGCACGGGACAAAAACAAAAGGCAAAGCCAATGATGCTCAGGCCGTGCGTGATTTTGCAAAGGCGCTGCCCTTTGGTTCGATGCTGCGGCATCACGTGGCCGGCGATATCGGTCTGGAAAGGGTCCAATGCTGATATTTGCGCTGGTAATCTTTGTTCTTTTATGGTGGATTGTGTCCATTTTTGACCCTAATGATTAACTGTGAGACAAAAAACGTATCGTTCAGAGAGAAAAACCGCGGTTTTCGGTATCGTTGAATTCGGTAAAACCGGCTTGTAAACCTGCCCCGTGGTCCCTGACGCATGGCGTTTTGCACGTGGATCATGACGTTATGCATTTTTTGCATGACCCGCGGGCCATGGATCGTGGCCCTGTTTCACGTGGAACATGGCCCGCGGCCGGCTATCGGCGGCGGGTTTTTGATAGAAAAATACGATTGGCCCGCGGCCCGTGGCGGGGGTATATTTGAGGTCTGGCTGATTTTGGCCGGATCAGAAAGGATAGAGAAAATGCACGTTGTCACATACGCAAACAAGCCCAGCAAGCCGACTCTGCTGGCCGATATTCGTAAAGCACTGGCCGCGGGCCATGATTGGATCCAGCTTGTCTGGGGTGAAAATCAAATAACTATTGACCGCGGCCCGTTGGGGCTCGACGGCCACGGATGGATCGGGAAGAACGGCGGACAGGATCTTGCCGACAGTTTCAAAATGTCCACGGCTGCGGCCTTTGCACCGGATGCCGTGGACCGCGGCCCGCGGATGCTGTCGTTTATTGCCCGCGACATTCGGGCCACGTGGCCCAAAGTGTATTTTGGCGCGGTCCCGTACCTGCAAGCCATGGCTTCGCTGGACAGCATGTCCAGCCGATACGGGGAAGATGATGCCCGTTCTATCGTGGCTTACTTTCTGGCCAATGCTGGCACGTGGCGCGGGCCGGACGCGCAACGGATCAAGGCCGAGCTGAAGGGGATGCTGTGAGCGTTCGCATTATTTACCACCGGCTGCTGGGCGGCTGGTACATTGTCACCGGCCCGTATGACGTGCCGATTAGCGGCAGGTTTACCACGAAGAAAGAAGCCCAGCTTAAGCTATCGAAGCCCAAGCCCCGATAGAAACAATTCATTGGCCGCGGACCATGGTCCGCGAGATAATACAAGCACTGGCTAACTCAGCCAGCACTAGAAAGGATAGAGAGCCATGACAAATCAATTCCGCAAACATACCAGCAACCTGTTCGCCACCCGTGACAACGTAGACGATGCCGTCGAGTATGCAAATACTCTGATTCAAACACTGCCATCTGGCAACAAAGCAGCTGCCGTGACCGCAATCATGGTCCTGATTAATACCGCAGCGGCCGAGTTTGACAAAGTGCCGGCAGCCGCGCCCGCCGGCCCGAGCCCCGAACGGCTTGCACTGATCGACTTGATCCGCGGTGAAATCGAAAACTGGGCAAGCGAAGAGCTTGAGGGCAAGATGACGGACTGGGCCCAGAGCGAGCTGGACCTAGACGCTGCCGTTGAAAACTGGGCGGATAGCAATATGGAAGATAAGATCAGGGAAACAATTAACGACATGGAAGCCACTGTATCTTTTCGATAATCTGAGATATAATACAAGCACTGGCCGGCCGGCCAGTGCAACTCAGAAAGGATAGAGAATGACAATGCTCACAACACCAAAACAGATTCATGCGTTCCGCATAGCAACTCTGGTATCTGGTCTCAAGCTTGAGATCCGCGGCATGTCCGTCAGCCGCGGACGTTCATGCTACTCAATACTGAAAGACGATCTGGCCCTTACCGGCACTCGGCCCGTGGTACTGGCCGCAGCGCAAGAGATACTCGAGAAACTCAAGAAAGATCTTGCAGTAGTCGAGTAAGTCAGAGTAAAATACAAGCACTGGCCGGAATCATCCGGCCAGTCAACCTAGAAAGAATAGCATGACACGCAAACCAAACCCACTGACAGCGGCCATTAAGCATTCACTACAGGAAGCAAAACGGGACAGCCAGTCCTGTCTGCAGCGGGCCAAGAAACTGAAAGAAGTCAGCCGGAAGATCAAGGCGGACTATTCCGCAATCTTTAAGGGCATGGACTTTGAAACCCACAGCCTGCACATCAGCGCCAGCTACTACAAGCCCACGATCTACCTGTCCATGAATAAGTTAGACGGGTTCAAGGATCCAGCACTAATGGCAGTGCTGGAATTCTTCACAGGAAAGACAGCCAGCATCACTACCAGAGACTGGCCCGAATACCTGAATCGGGACTACAGCTTTGAACTGGATGCTGTTATCGTCAGCATTTCAGCATTCGTCAGGACCGACAGCCCAACATGCAGGAAAGTACAGACAGGCGTCAAGGTAGAAGAAGTTGCACAGTTTGAGATAGTCTGCGACTGATAAGTCAATAGGCCGCGGCCTATTACTAGGCTACTACTGGTAGCCTTACCCTATGGGCTGCTGCCCATAGGGATAGCGCCCCGCTATCCCTGATCCCAATGCCGATAGCCCTGACCTATGGGACAGGGCCCTCCCGGGTACCCGGGAGGGCCATTTTTACACCCACATCTTTTAGCCGCGGCCTTCTCCCTGTTTTAGGCCTAACACCAGCCCTACAGAACATAGATTCTATTTAAGGGAAAACCCTTACCCACCCCCTATTAAAATAAAAGGCATACCCGGGGGTATACTAAATTTTTCCAAAACCGTGGTCCTCGGTCCACGCCTCATGCTATGCATCCATCAGCCCCTGACCACGAAGCGGAACTCTTGCGCCTTGAGCTGCGGCTCAAGACTATTGAAGCTCAGGAAAAAGCGCAGAATAACTTCCTGAACTTCTGTCAATACGTGTGGCCGGAGATGTTGGTTGGTGAGCATCACAAGAAGATTGCTGAAGCGTTTGATCGTGTGATTGCTGGCAAGTGCAAGCGGTTGATGATTGCGATGCCTCCGCGCCATGGCAAGTCACAGCTGGGCAGTTATTTGTTTCCGGCGTATTTGATGGGCCGTTTGCCGCAGTCCAAGCTTATTGTGGGATCGCACACAGCGGAGCTGGCGCAGCGTTTTGGCCGGATGATTCGCAATTTGGTGGATGACGAGAAGTACAAGGAGTTGTTTCCGCAGGTTGCTCTGTCGGCGGACTCCAAGGCTGCTGGCCGGTGGAACACGAACAAGGGCGGTGAGGCGTTTTTCATTGGTAAGGGTGGTGCGATGACTGGCCGGGGTGGTGATGTGATCGTGCTGGATGACATCTTGGACGAGCAGGATGCGATCTCGGATACGGCGATGCAGAACACGTGGGATTGGTATGAGTCGGGTCCTCGGCAGCGATTGCAGCCCGGTGGTGCGATTATCTTGATCAATACCCGGTGGAAGACGGACGACGTATCGGGCCGGTTGCTCAGGATGCAGGCCAATCTCAAGGCGGACCAGTGGGAGGTACTGGAGTTCCCGGCAATTCTGCCGTCTGGCAAGCCCCTTTGGCCGGGGTACTGGAATATTGAGGAGTTGGAGAAGGTCAAGTTTTCCATTGGTTTGCCCAAGTGGAATGCTCAGTGGCAGCAGCAGCCGACGAACTCTGAGGGCGCGATTCTGAAGAGGGAGTGGTGGAGGAAGTGGCAGTATGTGGAGCCGCCGTCTTGTGAATACATTATTCAGAGTTATGACACGGCGTACTCGAAGAAGGAGTCTGCTGATTACTCTGTTATCACGACGTGGGGGGTGTTTACTCCGAATGCTGACTCGGGTCCGAACTTGATTTTGTTGAACGTCAAGCGTGGTCGGTGGGACTTCCCGGAATTAAAGCGGATTGCCAAGGCTGAGTACCAGTACTGGAACCCTGACAATGTGCTGATTGAGGCCAAGGCCACTGGAACGCCACTCCAGCAGGAATTGAGGAAGATCGGGATCCCTGTGACGATGTACTCCCCGGGCGGACGCCGCAGCGGCCAAGACAAGGTCAGTCGGGCCAATGCTGTTGCCCCGATCCTTGAGTCGGGGATGATTTGGTATCCGGAGAATGAGGAGTGGGCCGAGGAGCTTGTTGAGGAATGCGCGTCATTTCCTGTGGGATCCTATGACGACCAAGTGGATTCTGCGGTCATGGCTTGGAGCCGGTTTAGGCAGGGCAACTTCCTGTCGTTGGCGGACGATGATGACGAGGAGGATGAGCCGAGTACGGAACCTGTTGAATATTATTGACATCCCGATAGAATCGGGGTTACACAAGTTCCCACCGAGGACCCCGGACCATGGCCCAAGCACTATCCCAAGATCTTATCAATGCAGTGATGCAAGCGGAGAGCCGTGGTCAGCGGTACGATAGCAAGGGGAATTTGCTCACTTCGAAGAAGGGGGCGAAGGGGGAGATGCAGGTCTTGGACAAGACCAACTATGCTCCCGGCTTTGGTGTAGCGCCTGCGAAGGACAAGTCCCCGGAGGAGCGGGCGCGGGTGGGTCGGGATTACTTGGCTGCGATGGTCAATCGGTATCCGGACAGGGATACGGCTTTGATGGCTTACAACTGGGGCCCGGGCAACGTGGACAAGTGGCTGCAGTCGGGCGCTCCTGAGGCGAAGATTCCTGAGGAGACTCGGAACTACGTGTCCAAGATTGACAAGATGCTGATGAAGGATACGCAGCAAGCCAAGGCCCCTGCTCCGGCGGACCCGGACCGTGCTACTTTGGAGTTGAACAAGGCGATTGACTCGGGGATCTCGGCCCAAGCGCCAGCGCAGATGGTGCCGGCTGCGGCTGTTGTTGCTTCTGCCCCATCGACCTCGAATGTTGTATCGCGGACCGCGGCTTATGGCCCGAGTTATCAGGCGGCGTTGGCTGTGTCGATGCTGGGGGACAGCGATGAGAAGGAAGACAAGGATCCTGATGAGCCGACGGAAGCGGAGAAGTTTCTGGCTGCCCCCACAGCTGCTACTTCCTTGGCCAAGCTAGATTTGAGTTACGCATCTCCGTTTGCTGAACCTGAGCCGGTAAAGATGGCAGGAGGCGGCGAAGCCATGGCCGAGCCGCAAATCATACCCAGCTCTCCTGCTACCAGAACATTCTTTGATGTTTTGACGGGCCGTCGTACGCCGTTGACGGAAAAGGATTTCACGCCGTCTGAGCAGGCAGCGATGCTGGATGTGATTCGTACTTCCGAGGCGCGTGGTCAGTCGCCCAAGGGTCGGGTTGATTATGGCGACTATCCGCCGGCCGAGGGTGTTGGCCCGGGGTACAAGGACATCCGCAATACTTTGGGTGGATTTGGTTACGAGCGGGATCCGCAGGGTGGCGTGACCATCTCTGACAAGTACGATTTCCACGGTCCGCGGGTCGCGGAGTACGAAAAGATGGGCGGCGTCGAGAAGGCGGCAAGCGCTGCCAAGAATGCTCTGATGGAATTCATGAAGCAAGGCGGTCCGCGGGACTTTGTCGGTGAGATTGGCCGCGCCTATATTGGATCCAAGGGCCCGGAGATCAAGATCCGCATTCCTCCCCCTGTCAAACGTGCTGTTGGAAGCCCAGAAGAGGGCGAAGTAGCTCTGACACCGGAAGAAATTGCTGCGGCCAGTCGGCCAGCAACGGTCAATCCCAATATTCAGCGTCAAGGTGCTGCTGCTCGCCAGCTTGCCAGCATGCGCGATGTCAACACGCTGCCTGATCCACGGACCTATGCAGCTGTGTCTGGTCTTTTTGGTCAAGCTCCGGATGAGCAGGGCTTTTCAGTCATGCATCCACAGGCTGCCGGAATTAAATCGGCCGGTGAAGCTGGTTTTTATACAGGAACTGCCCTTGGCATAGCCCCTGTTGCTGCTGCATTGCGCGGACCGGCTGCTGCACTGGCTAAATCCGAGCAAGCCAAAGGTGCTCTGGAGCGACTGTTTCCTGCTGCCCAGCCGATGTATGCTGTCCGGCCAAAGGCTGGCACGTTTATGCCAGAAGGCGAGTCAACGCTGGATAATTTCTTGGAGAAATATAAGCAAGTTGCGAGTCAAAGCACCATGGCTCCTGAAAAGCAGTCTGCGGTAACGGATTTGTTGGGCAAAAAGGCTCGCAAGTATTTCAGTACGCAGTTTGGTACGGCGGAAGATCCAATCAGGAAAATGGTTTCCGAGGGCAAGGTTAAACTGTACGGCGGCATAGAGGAAGACATCCCTGATTACATGCGAAAAGCAGCCAGTGAGGGCGATCCAATGGCCCGTAGGCATCTGGAAGCGGCATACGATCAGCGCACACGGGTGACGGGTATTCTTCCTGTTCGGGGAGAAAAAAGCTTTGGTGAAGTTCTTGCGACCAAAGGCAAAGAGGCCGAGAAGCTGACGCAGGAAGGTCTTCCAGAATCTTTCCAGAATCTATACATAGACCAGTTTTCTCCGGAAGCTCTCCAAAAAAGCTATCAGTCCCCTGCTCGTCAGTCCCTTGGGGCACAGTTGGAGGCAGGTACGGAATCGGAAACTGTTAAAAGGGCCATGGCCCAAGGACAGCCGATATACGACATCGAGTCGGCCTATGGCCCATCATTGCAGTTCCTTGAGCCGCGCAACTTGATGGAAGGCATTGCAGAGATCCCAGCGGACAAGCTCAAGAACATGAGCTTCCCGGATGCTGTTGCAGAGGCTTCTGCGGTCATGAAATTGAGGAAAGACTTTGATTTTGCACTTGATCAGATAAAGGCCGGCCGCTCGTATCCAAAAGAAATGCTTTCCATGGGGACCAAGCCGGTCATGAAGGCGGAAGGCGGTCAATGGGTCCAGTTGACAGACCCCAAGGCAGCAGCCGTTGAAGGCGCTTTGATGAAGCATTCCATTGCTGGCTACTACCGCCCGGGCGAGTCTTATGGGGTGGGCGGGCGAAAAGGTTTGGAAGAGGGAAGGGCACAGCTTTTTTCTTTCCGTGGACAAAAGGACTTGCCACAGGTCACAATAGAAGGTGAGAAGCTTGAGAACGGCGATTTGGTTCTTAAACAAATCAAGGGCCCGTACAACTCTTTTCCTGCGGCTCAAAAAGAACAAATTTTCCAGTTTATTGACAAGCGCCCAGATATCATCAAGATCCCCAGTGAAAACTACTCTAAAACTGCCGGCGGGGAACCTCTTGATGAGTCAATTCCCGTGAACTGGGCGAAAGAATTTTCCGACTGGAAACTCCGCCAATAAGGACCTTACATGCCAATAGAACGAGCCACCACCGCAGACGATCTTCCCGAAGGCGAGATTGACATTGAAGTTGAGTCGCCAATGTCAGAAGACGTTGAGATCGAGATCGATCCTGAAGGGGGCGTCATCGTCAGCTTTGGTGATGAAGAAGCAGATGATGTGCCCTACGACGCCAACTTGGCCGAGGTCCTTGATGACAGCATCCTGAGTGAGATCTCCGATACTCTGATGATCTTGTTCGAGGCGGACAAGTCATCTCGCAAGGACTGGGAAGACCAGTACAGCAAGGGCATGGAACTTCTGGGCTTTTCGCTGGAAGAGCGCACCCGTCCGTTCAAGGGCGCGTGCGGCGTGCAGCATCCTCTGCTGTCAGAAAGCATCATCCAGTTCCAGTCGCAAGCGCTCAAGGAATTGATGCCGTCCGGTGGCCCTGTCCGCACTCAGGTGCTGGGCAAGGAGACGCGAGAGCGCCTGATGCAAGCTACGCGGGTCAAGGACTTCATGAACTACCAGATCACTGGCGTCATGGAGGAGTACACCCCTGACTTTGACCAGTTGCTGTTCTATGTTGGCTACGGCGGCTCGGCATTCAAGAAGGTCTACTTCGACGAAAACCTTGGCCGTATGACCAGCGCCTTGGTGCTGCCTGACAACCTGTACATTCCGTACAATGGCTCGTCGGTCATGACCAAGTGCGAGCGCATCACGCACCGCATTCCGATGTCGATGAATGCGTACCGCAAGTCCGTTTACGCTGGCCGTTATCTGGACATTGCAGAGTCCGAGCGCGACACCACTACAAGCCAGATCCAAGAAGCGCGGGACAAGGTTGTCGGCATCACACCAAGTGGTGAAGAAGACGAGATCTCGCTGCTCGAGTTCCAGATCGATTACGATTTGACGGGCTTCGAGGACACCGATGACAGTGGCGAGCCCACCGGTATCAAGCTGCCGTACATCATCACTTTGGATGAAGTCTCCAGCAAGGTTGTCGGCGTTCGCCGCAACTGGAAGTCGGGCGACGAGCAGAAAAAGCGCTGCGAATACTACATCCACTACCTGCTGGTCCAAGGCATGGGCGCGTACGGTCTTGGTTTCCTGCACCTTGTTGGCGGCCTGACAAAGACTGCTTCTGCTGCACTGCGACAACTGGTCGATGCCGGCACCTTGGCTAACCTGCCCGCAGGTTTCAAGGCTAAAGGCGCTCGGATCATGAACGACGACGTGTCGATCCAGCCGGGTGAGTGGCGCGATATTGATGTGGGCGGCGCTGAGATTTCCGGATCCCTGTTGCCCCTGCCGTACAAGGAGCCAAGCCAGACCTTGTTCGCGCTTCTGGGCGCGTGCGTGGATGCTGGCCGGCGTATGGCCTCGATTACGGACATGCAGGTGGGCGACAGCAACCAAAACGCTGCTGTGGGCACCACGATTGCACTGTTGGAAAAAGGATCTGCGGTCATGTCCGCGATCCATAAGCGCTTGCACTATTCGCAGGGCTTGGAGTTCAAGCTGCTGGCCAAGGGTTTTGCTGAGTACTTGCCGGATGACTATCCGTACGATGTGCCGGGTGAGTCGCGCTCGATCAAGGCAGCAGACTTTGATGCCCGCATCGATGTGTTGCCTGTCTCGGACCCCAACATCTTCTCGGTAGCCCAGCGCATTACCATGGCGCAGACGCAACTGCAGCTGGCTCAGAGCGCTCCGCAGATGCACAACATGTATGAGTCCTACCGACGCATGTACGAAGCGATTGGGGTGCGGGATATTGATTCCATCCTGAACAGCCAGAACATTGACAAGCCAAAGGATCCAGCCAGCGAGAACTCGCAGGCGCTGGACGGCTCGCCGCTCAAGGCATTTGCTGGTCAGCAGCACGATGCCCATACGATGACGCACATCCTGTTCGGCTTATCGCCGCTGGTGGCTTCCATGCCGCAAGTGGCCATGTCTCTGCAAAAACACATCTTCGACCACATCCGTTTGAAGGCCGAAGAGACTGTTGAGGCTGATTTGTTCCGTCAATACGGCACTGACCCTGACCGCATGGTGTCTTCCCTGCAACGTGAGGCCGCAGTGGCCCTCAAAGTCGCTGAGTTCTTTCAAGAAGTCAAGGCAATGCAGGAAGAGCTGTCCGGCGCAGGCAAGGAGCAGCCCGATCCAATCGTGGAACTCAAGAAGCAAGAGCTGGCGCAGTCCGCACAGCGGGATCAGGCCAAGGCAACCACGGATCAGGCTTCTCTGCAATTGGATCAGCAGCGTGAACAGAACGATGTGGCCAACGATCAGGCCAAACTGGCGGCGCAGCAGAGTATTGCTTCCACCCGCGATCAAATCGCCCTTTTAAAACTTAATCAACCGAAAGCTTCAAATGGCAACTTCCAGTAAATCCATGAAAACAACTGAGAAACCAATCAAAGTTGGAAAGAAAAAGACAGTTCCTAGCGTTCAGGTCAACAAACCATACTTTGTTCTTCGCAAAGATGCTATGAAGAAGACAAAGATCGCGTAAATCTGTGCATAATGAGGGTGTAGCCTTCGGACAGGGCCCGTACTGTCCGCTTCATTGGAATATCAATGCTTCAATTCTCAGAAAGTCTGCTCAAAGAACTCCGCAAACTGCGTCGAGACACGGAGGAACTCGTCTTGAGTAACCGTGTCAAGAGCATGGAGCAGTATGGGCAGCTGATGGGCCGTCTTGAGGGCTACAAATTCGTGGAAGATCTGATTTTGGATCTTTTAAAGAAAAACCCTGAAGACTAAGAGGCTCGACGATGGAGAAAACAGCTCTGGAGAAGCGTTGGGAAGAGGAGGCTGCAGCAAAGCAGCCCGAACTCTCCGACGCATACACAAAAGACGGGGAACTCAAGGTTGAAGACCTGAACGAGTCCGTTTTAAATCGCATTCCGAAGCCCACCGGCTGGCGCGTTGTGATTTTGCCGTACCGCGGCGCAAACAAGACCAAAGGTGGCATCGTCCTGTCTGACCAGACCATTCAGCGTGAGCAATTGACCACGACCTGCGGTTATGTGCTGGAAGTCGGCCCTCTGGCTTACGCTGACACAGGCAAATTCCCTAATGGAGCTTGGTGCAAGAAGGGCGACTGGATCATTTTTGGTCGCTACGCTGGCGCACGCATGAGTATCGACGGCGGAGAGATTCGGATTCTTAATGATGACGAAATCTTAGCCACGGTTCAGGATCCCGAAGATATCCTGCATATGTAAGGAAGCAAATGAAAACCACCCCAGACTCTCAACTTGAATTTAACCTTGGAGAAGGTGAAGTAGAAACTGACGTTTCTATTGAAACCGAAGTCCCCGAGGAAACCCCCGAATCGGCCCAAGCAGCTGCTCCAGAGCCGGAATCCCAGCGCTCAGAACTGGACGCTGTCAGTGATGCGGTTCAAAAGCGTATCTCCAAACTCACTGCCCGCATGCGCGAGTCCGAGCGCCGTGAGCAGGCAGCCTTGGAGTATGCCCGCGGCTTGAAAAATCAAACAGATCAGCTCCAGCAGAAGCTTGTCCACACGGACTATGGTCGTCTGAACGAGGCCAAGGCCCGTATGGAAGGCCAGCAGACTCAACTGCGTGCAATTATCCGCAAGGCCCGTGAAGAGGGTGACTTTGATACTGAATCCGAAGCTCAGGAGCGTCTTTCTGCTCTGGGCATGGACCAACGTCAAATTGCTGGCATGCTGCAGACGCAACAAGAGCAGATCAAAAACTATCAGGAACCCGTTGAGCAAGTAGCGCCTCAACAGGCCCCGCAGAAGGCTCCACCGAGCCCCAAAGCAGAGAGCTGGGCTGCTCGCAATCCTTGGTTTGGCCAAGATCGCGTGATGACATATGCCGCTTGGGGAATTCACCAAACTCTTGTAGAACAAGAAGGCGTTGACCCAAGCTCAGATGAATACTATACTGAGCTTGATAGTCGGCTCCGGTCAGAGCTGCCGAAAAGATTTGCGGAGGAAACTCCGCAACAAAACAGACAACAGCGTTTCGCACCCGCTGTTGCTCCTGCATCCCGTAGTTCGGGTGTGAGTAGTGTGCGCCGTACTGTCCGGTTATCGCCGAGTCAGATTGCTATTGCCAAGAAGTTGAATGTTCCTCTCGAGGAATATGCGAAATACGTGAAGGAATGACCATGAGCAACACAACCCTTACCATCGATAAATCTCCCCGCGTTTCACGCGAAAAGGAAGTTCGTCGCAAGCCATGGGCACCGCCATCACGTTTGGATGCTCCTCCCGCCCCTGAAGGCTATAAGCACCGCTGGATCCGTTCTGAGATCAACGGTTTTGAAGATAAGCAGCACGTCTATGGACGACTCCGCGAGGGCTATGAACTA